CATCTCTTGTATTTTATCGAGCGCCATTATTTTATTGGCTTGATTTTTAAAATATTGTTCCATACTTAATTTAAACTTTTTATCCCATTTACTACGACGGTTTTCGGTTTCTTGCCATGTCATATGGGCCCATCCCCTTCGACGCCTTCGCTATTATAGTCTATAAGCTCATCGCTTAACGCGGATGCTAATTCAAAATTAAACATTGCCCCCTTTGGTACCGCTTCATATCCAAGCATTTCCCGGGCTTCATTTTGAGTTAATAAATTATCCATAAATTCGCCCCGGATTCTTTCAGATTTTGTATTCTCATCCTCTTGCAAAACTTGTATTTCAGATACATCCGCCCGTAATAAATATCGAGGGTTCCAAGCGCTCACAATTTCGGAGTTCAATTTTTTAGCTATTTTATTTACATATTTAGCCAGTACCGTATTCATCCAAAAACTTTTTAAAGCTTGTTCGTAGTTAGCAAAGGTTTGATTTTCAGGATCTCCAACGACCTGACCCGGAACACTAAAGGCCGCACATATCTCAACGCGATTGACTTTTTTTTGGTTCAAAAAATCCATGTCAATAGCATTCATGCCAAAACTTATATAGCTTAATTTTTCCGAATCAAAAATCAAAGGCATTCTAGATTGTTTAGATCCGGCATACTCTTCTTTCCAACGTTTCTTAGCTTCCTTTATTGACTCGGTCGAGGCATTCATTAGTGCTATAGCCCCGGGTGGTACGGCTAAGTTATCAAACATATTTTTATTCCAATCCACCGCTTGGTTTTCCGTATCCATCGTACGAGCCGCAGCGCGTATCGGGCTCAAACCGTCATAAAAATTAATGGGATCGATAAAGCGGTCCCAAAGAATTATATTTGGCGCGTAGTCAAGACCATCCAGATCATAGTGAAAGCCATCAAGCGTATTCGTTCCAGTTCCAACAATTGGTGCCGTTTGATGCGTGTACATCGGATATATTTCTAACTTATTATCATATTTTAAAAAATTCGAATATCTGGCAAAGAACTTACCCTGAGCCGCCAAACTTGTGGCCCATAAATCAAAAAATTCCGCACTCGTAAAATCGGGATTTATTCGCCCATTAACCATATCGAGTATTGGGTGACTATCAATTTCCTTAAGTTTTTTCCCCGACCTATCATAAAGCAACCAATTTAAAGACGAAACGGCCCCGCTAATAGCACCAATACACGCGTAGCACCAAACAAGCTTTTCGTATGCTTCCGTTATATATGAATAATCATCTTGTATGGACCATTTTGTATTTCCCCTTTCAAAAGGTTGTGCATAAAAACTTTTTCTAAAAAAGTTTTTTATAGAATTGAACATATTCCACCTCCCCTAGTATACTTGTTGCCTTCCGGAAATGATTAAATCTTCACACCCATAACGGGCGGCGTCAATAAAGTCATTTCCTTTGTCCTCTAATCGGGATAATATTTCCCCGTGCGCGTCCGTAGCATACTCGATTGTCTCAAATTGTTTAGCGCACATTGGCGTCCTTGAATCATCAATAATGATCCCATTAAGACTATCCAACCAACGTTCACCGGACTCTACCGATCCCGGACCCTTACGAGCCTTTACAATGTTCATGCCTCTCTCTTTACAGTCAGCGACGTCTTTCGGACTCGCGCTGTCCGCTTTACACCTTTCCATAAAATTTTTATTCAATATGTGCTGGACCAACCTATCATTTGATATTTTGATCCCGCCAAATTCGTTTAACATATATAACAATCTCCTCGCTCCATCATAATGCATTCTAAGATAAGCTAAAGGATCAATTGCATAGCCCCAATCAAGACCGGCCAAAATTCTATCAAACGTTTCGTATTCTGTATCTAATATATGCCGAAAAATAAGATTATCAAAGGGTACGAGCCCCCCGCCTATGGCTTCCCCCATGTACATCCAACGCCAAACAAGTAAGTTTTCGATCTTCTTATTATCCGCTGCCCTTAAAGCCTGTGGCGACGCATAAGGATTATCGTATATAGTAGAATGATGAATTTGCGTATCTAATGGGACGTTCCGGGTGTTATATCGCAAATTACACCAATGTTTACGGCGCTTTGGTGGATTGTAGCTATAATAAAAACTATAATAAAATCCAAGATCCGCCCTTAGTATGGAATTTATTATTGTCTCAACATCTTCCTCATTTCTAAACTCGGCTAACTCATCAAACATACAATCCTTTAAAGGAAATTCGGCTTTTATACCTTTGATCCTATCCGCTTGATCCGCTCCCCTAAATAGAATAACATTTCCCGTAGGTGCGTATCTAAAAGATAATGGAGATTGTTTCCAAGTCCACTTATCCTCAACGCCAAATCGTTTTATCGCCCACAAAACGTCTTGCCACGTAGAATCCGCCAGAGTATTGGCATATCTTCTTACGCACAATCCACTTGTTTTTGTTTTCATTCGATTATATACCATCCTCAAAACATGTGTGCTCGACTTAGCGCTATTTCTTCCCCCTTTTTCAACGTTATGCGTATACTTATCGTGCCCCCTCCAACTCTCATGAAACGCGGGTGGTATAATCTCGCTTAATCTCACCTAAACGCCCCCTAAATCATCAACGATAATGACCGGTTTAGTATTCGCCGGGATATCAGAATCAGTACGTTTAAAGCTCGAATCCAAATTACATAATAAGAATATCGCCGCCATCATATCGGGACGGACCCATTTACGCGTTAATTTTTGTTTTTTAACCTTTGGCCTTTCTTGGCCTTCTTTGATAATTGCTTCCAAAGATTCTTCAGTGTACTCATACCCTATGGCGGCTTTAAATATACTTTCTTTTAAGAGTTTGCACATATACCGATCGGCTCCGCTCATAAGATCGTGGAATTCCGGGTGCTGTAATTTCCATCTTTGAATCGTTCTTGGAGACACACCAAGCCGTTGCGCTATTTCGCTATCATATAGTCCCAAATATTTCCATTCTCTTATTTGACTAAACTTATCCCGGATATCTTCATATTTAGCACTGTTCATAGCTCAAACCTTCTGCCGTTATTCTATTTAAAATATCGTTAACTCTTTTATTGTCAATCTCCATCATATAACAACGACGTCCCAATTTCTCGGACGCAATGAGGGTGGTACCACTTCCGCCAAAAGGGTCATAGACTAAACCGCCGGGCGCGGTCGCGTCCGATATCAATCGGCCGATAAGGTCTAAAGGTTTTTGATGCGGGTGTATCTTATTGACGCCATTATTCGCGAATTCCAAAACACTACAAGCATTAGAAGGACCATAAAATTTATGTTTTCCCATCCACCCATAATATATAAATTCATGCTTTGCGTTATAGTCTTTAAATCCAAGAATACTACCATTTTTTAACCAAATAAGATAATCCCCCCAGGTGCCGTCTCGGTGTCTAAAAGCGGTATCTAAGCTAAATAAATTAGAGCCAAGCATAAAAATATAGCTCACATTATAACCATTAAAAGGAATATCTCTTAAAAAATCGGCATAAAATTTAGTATAATCTTCTTGAACGTCCCCGGTAATTTCTCCGTCATCCCTTGACGCCTTATTTAGTTTTTTCTGGTGCTCAACTTTGCCCCCATAGTTTACCCCATATGGCGGATCGGTAATAAGGGCATCAACCTTTTCATTTCCAAGTAAAAGAGTAATATTATCTTTTCTAGTACAATCCCCACATAACAATTTATGTTTTCCTTCAATGAGATATAACTGTCCCGCTTGGATACCATTATCCTTATCCGGGACGATCTCTCCGGAAGACTCTAATTTGATATCAAAATATTTCTTTAATTCCGAATCGGCAAAACCCGTCAACCGTAAATCAAATCCCTCCAGGTCTAGAAATAATTCTTTCAATTTAATTTCGTTCCAGGTTCCCGTGATCTTGTTAAGCGCTATATTTAGCGCCTTTTCCTTAGTCTTATCAATATTTATTCGAATAACATCTAACTCTTTAATTCCATCCTCTATCATTACGGCTAATCTTTGGTGCCCTCCAATAATTGTCATATCATTATTAACTATTATTGGATCGGCATAGCCGAATGTGTCCAACGAGTTTTTTATCTGCTCATATAAACGGGTCCCCTTTTTAGCTTTGGTTCTTGGATTATATTCTGCAGGTATTAACTCGTCAATTTTTACCCTTATAAGCTCCATGTGTGCGCCTCCCTTTTATTTTTATTATAACATAAAAAAGGCCCTCTATAAGAGGGTCCTTTATTAATAACCTATCTTGTTTAAAAACAAATTTACCGCTACACCTACACCTACGCCTAACCCTATAATCATTATTAGATATAGTATCATGCTTTATCCTTTAACTTAAACCTAATCAATTTAAACAAGATAATTCCAACTATTACAAAGCAAAACCCTGTAATAATACTATTTTGTGTTGACATTCCCGCTAATCCTAATCCTTCTTTTATGGCGTCGCGGTGTAAAACTGTGTCCGCGTCCATAACCAAAATGTATTCTTGCATTTTATCAAAGTAGTATTGAAATAACTGGTTAAGCGCTCCCGCCTTTTTATGCTTATTATCTACACTCTTAAAGATCTTCACGCTCATATTATCTTCAAAAACATTTAATACTTTTTCCGTATCATCCGTGCAATTATCCAAACAACATATAATTTCAACATCCCAATAGCTTTGATCCAAAATGCTTTGAACCGCTTCCCGTATTATTTTCGCCTCGTTATGTGCTGGCAATATGACAGTTACCATTTTCTCCTACCCCCTATACGCAATTATATATAGTTACACCATCCCGTACGATCAAAAACATATTATCCTTATTCATTGGATTTATAATAGTTAACATTACCTCTTTGCTAATATTTCGCGAAGATGCTTTCAAAGATTCCTCAATACTCCGCCACATTTTTAACTCGTCTCGGTCTCCATCCATAGCCTGCATAACTTCATACGTAAAAGATATTTTAGTCGGTATTATTTGAATGATATTGCCTTCAACCTTTATATCCGCAACGCCTTTGTAGCTGTCTTTTAAAACCGACACCGCCATCTCAATACTAAGCCTACTACTTTTAACCGATGGCTTAACCGATGGCTTAACCGATGGCTTAACCGATGGCTTAACCGATGGCTTAACCGATGGCTTAAC